AGATATCCGCGACGTTCGCCTGGCCCAGAAAGCCAACGAAACCGCTGGGCGCATGATCGCTGACGCGGTCGCAAACACGGTCGCCGCTCCCGCCCTGCACACCGAAGCCAGCCTGGAGGCAATCGCCACCGACAAGGGCATCGCTGGTCTGCGTGACGTCGCCCTGCCGTTCGGCGTCAAAAACACCTCGGTCAAGGGTCTGATGAGCGAAATCCTGGTCGCCCAGGCTGCCGCACAAGCCAAGGCGGTCTAATCCGATGACGACGCCGATCTACAAGTCTGGGACGACCGTGCCCGTCACGGTTCCGCTGCCCGTCGCGGGCGGCGTCTCACTGACCCCGTCTGCCGTGAGCGCAATCGTTCACGACGAGGCCGGCGTCGTCATCGTGACCATCGCCCCAACTCTCCCGGCGCAGAACGCGACAGAGATCACGTTCGAGATCCCAGCCAATCACAACCTCCTGGCCCCAACAGCCCGCAAGGGCGCACGCCAGGTCGAAGTGACGTTCACCGTCGGGTCCGCCGTCTACATCGAGGTGGCTCACTACCTGATTGAGAAGTCGGTCCAGCTGACCGTCCTCGAGAACACCTGGCAGACCTATCCGGAAGCCTTGATGGTCCGCTCCGACCTTGCTGTCCTCAATGGCTGGGACGGAGCGACCGACAGCCTGCGTATCGCTGCGCTGAACGTCGCACACGCTGCCATGTGCAACCTGCGTTACCGCTTCCGCATCGACGGCGGCGTCTCGCAGCGCCGTCTATCCGGCTTCCCGGGCGGCTCGAGTGACCTGACCGGCGGAATCTACGCCACCGTTACCGATCCGAGGAACATCCTCGCCTGGGAATGGGACGAATACCCGGAAGAGTTCAAGACCGCCTTGAAGCGTGCTCAGATCGTCGAGGCCGACACAGCCCTCGCGGGTGACCCCATCGGTGACAAGCGTCGCGCCGGCATCGTCAGTGAGACCATCGGCGAGTCCTCGATGTTCCTGCGCCAGGTGCCAGAGGCTCAGTTCGCCATCTCACGCGCCGCCCTCAACCACCTCCGGGGCTACGTCACGTTCTCCACCCCAATCACGCGGACCTGATGGACCCTACCGCCTACACGAAAGCGTCGAACAGGGCCGCAGAGCGATACTCCATCGTTCTCGCGGCCTTTCGATCGCTGCTGTTTGGGCACATGGGTCGGCCGTTCTCCGAGGTGTCCATGCGCACCCTCCGAGCCGAAGCTTCATCGATTGCACGGACGTTCGCGGACTCAGAGACAGACCTGATCCGCACCACGCTTTCAGATACCGCTCAGAACGCTCAGGAAGCGGTGCTGGGCGACCTAGACGCAGTTTCCGGAGCAACGATACCGGAAGCACTGAAACCTTTTCTGGAGCAATCTGTGGAGCACCTCTCCCTTGAGATCGCAGCGCAGCTTTCCAGGGACGTCGAAGCCCTTGTCCGCCGCTATCGGGAGTATGCTCTCGAGGCTCAGCTGGCAGCCTATTCACGGGGCCTGATAAAGCCGGCCGTCACGATGGGCGACCAGCAGGTCAGCTTCCATTTCCGGGATAGGGCAGGGCGCCTCACCCCTTCGGAAGGCTTCATCCGCATCGCCTGGCGCCAGTCTCTCGTGTCGCTGGGCGCCGAGTTCTACCTCCTCGAAGCCGTCAATCGCAGCGCGACCAAGGTCATCGTCGTCAACCCGGACCCCAGCCACAAGTGGCAGGGCCAGGAGATCAGCCTGACGGGCGAAGAAGGCCGGTCCTTCACCGACCTGCGCGACGAGATTTTCCACCCCAACACCGACTCTGTCCTGAAGGCGAGCATCTGATGTTCATCCCGAACAACACCGCCCTGATCCACCGGGTCAACGCAACTCGCACGACGCGCGGCGAACGCTCATACGCGGCTCCCGTTCGGGTGCCTTGTGGCGTCGTGACGCTCGCCCTGGAGATCGGAAAGACATCCGTCCGTGCCGACAGCTCCGGTTCACGCGGCCGCGCCGAGGAACAACAAGGCACAGCCCGCATCCTTTTCCCCGCCTACGTCAAAGTGGCAGAGATGGACATGGTGCAGGTCGAGCAGGACACCCTCGAGATCATCCAGATCGTGCCGCGCCGCAACATCCTGGGGGCTATCGACCACTACGAGGTGGACCTGCGCAAAGCGGAGTTCGGCGAATGAGCGTCTCCTGGCGAGGACCCACCATGAACAACTTCATCGAGGAGCTTCAGCGCTCCACGACGGAGACCCGCCGTGCCTCCAAGAAAGTCCTGCGCGAGAACGCCATGACGATCATGAAGACATCTCAGGACGGCGCTCCTGTCGACGAAGGCAACCTTGAGGCCGCGCACAAGATCGAAACCGTGCGTCTCTCCAGGGACAACATCGAGCTGGAGATCACCGTCGGCGGAGAACATGGCGACCGCGACGTGGACGAATACGCCTGGAAAATGCACGACACGTCCTACCAGCTGGGCGAAAAATCCATCCAGAAGGCGGGCTTCAGCCCCGAGATGGTCGGGCCACGCTTCCTCGACCGCGCCTTCTCAAAACACCAGGCTGACCTCATTCGCGAAGTCACCGACACCCTGCCCGGAGACTGACTATGTGGCTCGATGATATGGCCGAGTTCCTTCGACTCAAGAGCATCCCGGGTCTGCCGGCGAACAGTGTCTACGTCCATGCGCTGCCCGCTGACGTGAAGGTGGGCATCATGCTGACCACTGGCTACCAAGGCATGCCGATCGACAAGGAGATCCCGCTTTTCCACAAGGGCCCGATGCAGATGATCGTGCGGGCAAAGAAGTCCGCAGACGCCGAGATCATCGCCCAGGCCGCAAGCGACCACCTTGAGATCGATGGTGCCGATATTGGCAGTATCCACGTCAACTACATCCACCCGGGCCACCTCCCGGCCCTCTTCCCCTCCTCGAAAGCCGACCTTTACGAAGCCTCCGTCAACTTCGACGTTTGCTTCGTGCGGCTTTCAGTGTAGAATAATAAGTCAACGCTGACTTTTCTTTAGAAGGACTACCCACTCATGGCTACCTCGGAACAGACCAAGCGCGTGAAGCTCGGCCCCTGCCTCGTCACCTTCAACGCGATCGACCTGGGCCTGACCAAGGGCGGCGTTGAAGTCTCGATCACCACCAACAAGCACGAAGTCACCGTGGACCAGTTCGGTTCGACGGCGATCAACGACATCATCACCGGCCGCACCGGCATGGTCACGGTCCCGATGGCCGAGACCGACCTGGCGAAGCTGCTGCTGGTGATCCCGGGCGCTGTCCTCGTGACCGACTCCACCACGCCCACGAAGAAGAAGCTCGAGATCCCGACCGCCGTTGGCACCTCGCTGATCGAGTCCGCCAAGGTGCTGACGCTGCACCCGAAGGCCAACGCCGCCAGCAACAAGGCCGACGACGTGACGATCCCGCTGGCCTCGCCGGCTGGTGACATCACTTTCTCGTTCCAAGTCGAGAACGAGCGGGTCTATGCCATCGAGTTCCGGATGTATCCGGACGAAGTGACGGGCCTGCTGGCTGTCCTGGGCGACATCACTGCCGTCGCCGCCTAATAGGCGGTCGTCAGTGACCAACAAGGGGAGAGGCTCGATAGCCTCTCCCCTCCGCTTTCTCCAACAATAACAAGAGACATAATGACCAAGGTTCTCAACCTCGACGAACTCGAAACCAGCCTGGACAAGGTTGTCGTCATCAAGGGCGTCCAATACGCCATGAAGGCGCTGAGCGTCGAAGACTTCATCAACCAGATGAAAGAGATCGACGCCGCGACCGGTCAGGACATGACCGCCATCGAGATGTACGAGCTTTCGCTGCGGGTCATCCTGCGCGCCTTCCCGGGTCTGACCGAAGACGTCCTGCGCTCGCTCAACACCTTCCAGATCGACAGCCTCTACGCCTTCCTGAAAGAGAAGGCCGAAGACCTGGCTGAACAAGGCGCCGATGCTGCGAGCACGGCCGAGGGAAACGCACCGGGGGAGGCGTAGAGCTAGTCTCTATCGACTTCCCGTATTTCGTGGCTCTGGTCAGCCACTTCTACAACACCCCGTATGCGCAAGTCCTGACCATGCCAGTCAAGACTTTCTGGTCCATGATCAGGAACGCCAACAGGCTCAAGGCGGGAAATGACCTCCGCCTGCTTCAACTCTTGGCGGTGTCACAGTCTTCTGATGCCCTGAGAGAGACGAGCGAAGCGCTCGTTCAAGAACAGGGCAAGCCAACTGTCACGATTGATAATCGCCGTGATGAGGACGCTACCCAGAAACTGCGGGATGCCTTCGGGTAAACACTAATATGGCGACGCGGAAACTTACTCTCGTTCTGGACCTCGACTCCGGTCAGTTCAGCACCCGCGTCAAGAGCGCCACCGGTCAACTCCGTGACATGGATGCCGCCGTCGATCGCACGTCGAACAGCTTCAAGCGGGCGAAAGCCTCTGGAGCTGGCTTCGGCGACACGATGCGCGGCATCCATCACCAGCTCTCATTCGTTTACGTCGTCATGGCCGCCCTCACTGCATCAGTGGGCGGCTTCACGATGGCTCTGGTCAAGACCAACGCCGAAGCCCAGCGCTCGGTGATGCTGCTCGAGGGTCTGTCCAAGTCGGCCTCGCGCGCCGGCCGCCAACTCGAAGCTGCGGCCGACTTCAAGTTCATCCGGCAGATGTCGAAGGACGCGCCCTTCTCGATGCAGACGCTCACGGACGCTTTCGTGAAGCTGAAGTCCGTCGGCATCGATCCGACCCAGGGCGCAATGGAAGCTCTCGCCAACGGCATGGCGATGTTCGGCGGCACTGACGAACAGTTCCACCGCGCCACCATCGCCATCCAGCAGATGATGGGTAAGGGCGTCATCTCGATGGAAGAGCTGCGCCAGCAACTCGGCGAAGCCTTCCCCATCGCGATCAAGGTCATGGCGAAAGCCGCCGGCATGAGCATCCGGGACTTCGTCAAGCAGGTCTCGCTCGGCAAGATCGAAGCTGAAGGGCTCCTGGGCACGAACGGCACCTTCTACGCCGGGATGCAGGAAGAAGCCGACGGTGCCGCTGCCCGCATGATGCAGACCTGGGGCGGCACGGTCTCTCAGATCAAGACCAAGCTCGCCGAACTCGCCTATGCGATCGGCGGCTTCAACGGGACGGGAGGGTTCGAGGCCGGT